GATATAAATGATCCTATTCTTATGGCAATGAGAGCTAAAAAAGATGCTCCAAAACCTCAAGCTTCAAAACCAAATCCTAATCAAGCTAAAATCAATATGCTTCTTAAAAAAAGAGCTGAGATTGAAAGAGACATGGAGCAGGAAGCAGAGCCAGAAGGTGGAGAAATTGCTGATAAGTATGGAGACATGCTAAATAAAATTGACAGTGCGATTGCTAAATTAAAAGGTCAAGGTAAATGGGGTCCTGAAACTGATCCATATATGAGTCAAGGTGAAATTGAAAGAAGGGCTAGAATGATTAGGGAAGGCTACACTCAGTTTAAAAACGAAACTAAAACCCGTTCTAAACCAGACCAATTCCATCAAGCAATTCATGAAGTAAAAAAGAAGGTTCAACAAATCAACAAGATGTATGAGTACGTCTCTAGACTAAAGACAGAACTATCTGAAGGTGAAGATGGCCTTAAATATAAAATGCACACAGAGAAAGCCCTTAATAAGATAAAGGAAATGGTTTCAGAACTAAATTACAAAATTAAAAGGTTTAAATAACAAGTCATGGCAAAAATAAAAGCGGGTGCTGGTGGTTCTGTAAAAATCACCTTTGGTAAAAAGAAAGAAGGGAAAGCTAAAAAATCATTTAACAAACATGATCGTTCAGAAAAGAACTATCGTGGACAAGGAAGAGGCTAATATTTATTAACATGAGAACAATTGAATTATATCGTAAGCATAAAGCAGGTGAAGTAAGTCGTGAGAAGTTTCTTTACGAAGTACGTCGTAATAAAGACCTGCCTTGGGTAACTAACATTACTTCTTATGATGATGCTGTAAAGATCCTTAAGAATAAAGGTATAATCAGTGAAGCTGATGCTAATGTAGCTACAGACCCAGCAGTTGATAAGGTTAATCCATACTTCTTAAAGCGTGGAGTTAATAAACTATTGGCTAAAGAGAAAGAGCTTACTAACGATTCATATATCAATGCTCTCAATAAAGCTGCAAAGCAACTTGAAGCTAATCCTCATGTATTTGATGAAGACATGCTTGCTAATGCAAAAGAGGTAGAAAAGGCTGACGCTAAGCTTAAGACTCAAGAAGTTAAGAAGAACAATCATATTGATAAGGCTAATGAGATGAAGAAAGTAAAGGTTAAATCCTTGAAAGAATCTGCAATCGAAGAGCTTACTAATCATCTTAAAAAAAAAGACTTAGTTAACGAAGACGTTCATTATAGTCATAATGTAGGTTCAGAGGTGCATACTCCTGATGGACCTGGTAAAGTAGTTGAAATAGTTGGAGGTACTCTTACTGTTGAAATGGAAGATGGTTCGCAAAAAGACTTTCAGATTAATACTGTAGATCATTTTACTCAAAAGGCAAAAGAAGAGCCAGAACAAACAACTCAAGCTGAACCTTCTGTAGCTGATATGTGGGCTAATTGGAAAGGTAAACCTTTCGGTGGCATGGTAGTAGATCCTGGATATGAATCTGACTTAGATAAAAAATACGGCAAGTTAAGAGAGTACATAGCCAAGAACAAGCACGACAAAGAAAAGATGCAGAAGCTTAAAAAGAAGCTAAAGGAATTTACTACGGCTAAAACTAAAGACGCTGCTCATAATGCCCAGGTTATTAAACAAATAGATGCAGATGTTACCAATCCGCAAGCTAAAACAGCTCTTAAAACCTCCTTTAATAAAGGGAATCCAATAGATCTATAACATGAACAAACAACTCTTAATAGAATATAACGCTTTCCAACCGCTTCCTCAATCATTGACTGAAGGTAAGCGTTTAGCTAATGGTAATATGGTAGTGTCTGGACTTGTTCAGGCTAGTGATAAGCCTAATGCTAATAAGAGGATCTATCCATATCAAACTCTCTTCTTGCAAGTACAGAAATATATGGCTGGGCCAATTGCAGAGAATAGGGCATTAGGTGAATTAGACCATCCAGAATCTTCTATTATAAACCTTAAGAATGTTAGTCATAATATAGTTAAGCTTTGGTGGGATGGTAAAGACCTTTATGGAGACATAGAGATACTACCAACACCATCAGGTAATATATTAAGGTCGTTATTTGCAAACAATATCACTGTTGGTATTTCATCTAGAGCTATGGGCTCTGTTACTCCAATAGGTGAAGGTCTTGTTCAAGTTGAAGATGATCTAGATCTTATTTGTTGGGACTTTGTATCTACACCATCAACTTATGGTGCATATATGAAGCCAGTAGGAGGCTTGAGAGAATCAGTAGACTATAATATTGTTAGTCAAAAAACTACGAAAGTACATAGATTGATATCTGATATTATATGTACTCAGTCAGGTGTTTGCTGTATTAATTGATAAAAATACTATATATGATAACACTTTTACTATAAAGTGTGATATTTATTGTCAAATGTGTTATTTCTAATATAACACTAACAAAAAGAACTCTTATATTGCTACCTATATAATTAGCAATCCAGAAACAATTTACATACAATGAGCAATCTTTACCAAGATGCCATCCTAGATGCTAAAGCTCTACGCGCTAGTGCAATGGCTAATGCCAAAGCTGCACTTGAAGAAGCTTTCCAGCCTAAGATCGAAGAGATGCTTCGTCTTTCTTTATCTGAAGAGATAGATGAGACAGAAGGTCTTGAAGAAATGGAGCATAACATGGATGAGACAATCGACGAAATGGGAGACACATATCATGAAGATGGTATGGAAGAGTCTGCCGACATTAATGAAGCTGAACTAGAAGAGATTCTTGCTCAGTTAGAAGAACTTTCCGGTTCTGAAGATCATATGGAAGAGACTGAGTCTCTCAATGAAGCTGAAGAAGAGGAAGAAGAAACTGAAGAAGAAGACGAAGAGGAAGAAGTAGAAGACGCGGAAGAAGAAACTGGAGATGAGACTAAAGTAATTGATCTTACTTTGGGTGATCTTAAGCAAGTTATTCAATCTGTATTGGGAAGTCAACAAGACATGGGCGTAGACGCAATGTCCGATGACATGCCAACTGATGATTCTGAAGCTGAAGCTGATATTTCTCTTGACGAAATTCTAGCAGAACTTGAAAATGAAGGATTAGAAGAGGAAAAGCACGAAGAAAAAGACGTAAATGAAGCTGAGGCTGAGCTTGAAGAAGCTAAGTCAACTATCGAAGAACTCCGTCAAAGTCTTCAAGAAGTTAATCTTCTTAATGCTAAGTACCTCTACATGAATAAGTTGTTCAAGTCTAAGTCTTTGACTGAGTCTCAAAAGGTTAAAGTTGTTAATGCACTTGACAGAGCATCATCTGTAAAAGAAGTTAAGAACACTTATGAAACTTTGAAAGAGTCTTTCAACAGTCCTAAGAAAACACAACTAAAAGAATCAATTGGTTTTGCATCACAAGCGGCTGGTATAGCTCCTAAACAACCTATTATCGAACAAGATAGTATGTTAAACAGGTGGCAAAAACTTGCTGGTATTAAATAACAAAATAAATAAAATAAATAAAATGGCAAATTTAGTTCAATCTTTATTGACTGAATCCGCTAACTCAGCTTTCTCTGATCAACATGGTGTTGCTCAGCGTCTTGCTAAGAAGTGGAGCAAGTCTGGCCTTCTCGAGGGTCTACAAGATTACGACACCAACAACATGGCCGTAATCCTCGAAAACCAAGCTAAACAGCTTGTAGTTGAATCATCTTCTACTAACGGTAACGCAAACTCTGGCGGTGCTACCTTTACTCCTGGTACTGGTGAGCAGTGGGCTGGTGTAGCTCTTCCATTGGTACGTAAGATCTTTGGTCAAATCGCTTCTAAAGAATTCGTTTCTGTACAGCCGATGAACCTTCCTGCTGGCTTGGTATTCTACCTTGACTTCCAGTATGGTAATAACAAAACTCCATTTGCTGCTGGTGAATCTCTTTATGGTACTCCAAGTGCAAACTTTGGTAACCTTGCTGAAGGATCTCTTTATGGCGCTGGTCGCTTTGGTTATTCTTTGAACCAATTCTCTGCTTCTGGTGTAACTGCAACTGCAGCTTCTGCATCTTTTGCTGAGGTTGATTTTAACGCTGCTTTCTCTGCATCTGTAGCTGCTGGTACTGTTAAGAAACTTGCTGTTGCAACTTCTTCTTTGACTACTCCAAACCTTGATGGTGTACGTGCTTTCATTATTTCTTCTGGTTCTAACATTGTAGCTGCTGATAACCTTCAGCAATTTACAAGACTTAACGGTGGTAATGTTGAATTCTTTGTATCTGCTTCTACTGCTGAGATTCCTGTGTTGAATGCTTTTGTTGTAAACTATAACAAAAAGACTGACTTTAACGCACGTGGTGATTTCGAAGATCGTGATGGTAACCCATCTGTTCCAAACAACTTGTCTGCAACTTCTATCGTTATCCCTGAGATCAACGTACAAATGAAGAGCCAAACCATCAGTGCTAAAACTCGTAAGTTGAAAGCACAATGGACTCCAGAATTTGCACAAGACCTTAACGCTTACCATTCTCTTGACGCTGAAGCTGAATTGACTGGCCTTCTTTCTGAGCACATCTCTCTTGAGATCGACTTGGAAGTGTTGGATATGTTGATTCAAAACGCTCCAACTGTTGAGTACTGGTCTGCTAAGGTTGGTGAGCAAATCAATTCAACCAATACTGCTTTCACAAGCAATACTGCTGGTGTTTACTACACTCAAATGAGCTGGTTCCAGACTTTGGGTATCAAACTTCAGAAAGTATCTAATATCATCCATCAGCGTACCCTTCGTGGTGGTGCTAACTTCATGGTAGTTTCTCCAACTGTAGCTACAATTCTTGAGTCTATCCCAGGATTTGCTGCTGATAC